TTCCTGCTGGGGGCCAGTCTGGGAGGCCTCTACATATTCACAAGCATGAAGCAGAATAGCAAGACAAAGAAAATAAGCAATGTGCTTTACAGATAGGGCGGTGCAGTACATGAGAAGATACCAATACCCTGACACAGTAACGCTGGAGCTATCAGAGTTTGAGGCTGAACACTTAGAATGCTTATTGTATAACCGGGCAAATGATGTAATGGAACCACCCCACGATGTAACCCAAAGACTTTATTATCGTTTGCGGGCTATGAAAGAAGATAGGTGGCGCAAATGAAAATAACGGAGTATATTAGAGCATGGGGATTGTGTCAAGCTAAGAAGCCAAGGCGACCGACAGGACCTGCCAGCAGGCCACCAGCCCCAAAGAAGAAGCACAAGAAGAAACGCACCCCTAGGAGGAAGAAATAGCCCCAGGGGTATAAACCCCTAGGAGTGATAACCGCATGAGACAACCGACTAACAAGAAAATAAGGCTGATAGAATGGGTATTGCTTAACGAGCGTTCTATCCGCTTGGCTGTTATGGAAGAGCGAGAGAGACAAAAGGAATATGCTGGAGAAGATCCAACGGGACGGACTGCGGTTCGTCTTGCTTCTCCTATCAGCCTGCTGGTAGTAGGAGGCAAGGAATTAAAAAGGCCAGAGGATTGGCTGCGGATTCTGGAGCTGGTATATCATCACATTCCAAAGGGGGACATGATGGAAGTATTAAAAGCCAGATACAAAAGGCGGGAGCATTACAGTGTAACCTGCAGCAGGCTGGCAATGTCACAAGGCAAGTATCAAAACACTGTGCGCAAGGTAAGGGACTATGTTCAGAAAGTTGCCATACAAGAAGGGTTGATTAGGATTGTGGATTGATTAATATTAACTATTATCACAGGTTTTATGTGCTATAATTGATACAGTGACAAGAGCATACACATAGGCAAGGACATCGCAAATTAGCGGTGTCCTTTTCTATTGGCACACCCCCGGGGGTTCAAGGTACTCCCAGAGGAAACGGCGATTACGGGTCTGCGAGTCCCGGCGCTTGCGTTTTTGAAAATAAAAAAATCAGGTTGACAATCTGACAAATGGCAGGAGGAAAGGAGAAGATGGCAGGCGAAAAAACCAACAAAGAATCGCGCGTGCGCGTAATAGAAGAAAACAAGTTTATTTTCTCAACACAGGACACCTGCCAATTTTTCACTATCTCACGGGAGACTTTGTCACGCTGGGAGAAAAAAGGCGCCCCAAAAGCAGGGCGAGGAAAGTGGGATATAAAGTCCTTAGTGGAGTGGCGGTATTCTGGCAAGAACACCGAAAGCCCTGAAACCCGCAAACTAAGAGCCGAGGCGGATTTGAAAGAAGCCAAGGCAGCGCAGGAGCGCATAAAATTGGGGGTTACAAAAGAGGAATATATCCCCGCCTGTGAGATCCAAAGCGAACTGGCAAGACTGCTGGGGAATCTGAAAAAATCGTTGCTGACAATGGGGCATAATATCGCGTCAGACTTGGCCACATTAGATCCCGAGACGGTGACAATAGCAAAAAATGAGGTTGACAAACGAATAAATGATGCGCTGTTAGAGTTGTCAGAGGGGCGGTTATATCGTGGCAGGAAGAAAGCAAAAAAATGATTTAGGCTATCCGGATTGGATTCTGGGAGCCTTGGCAATACTGAAACCGCCTGAAAAGCTGACAGTATCACAGTGGGCGGATAAATACCGCATACTGTCAGAACTGGATTCCGCTGCTCCAGGCCATTGGCGCACAAGTAAAACCCCATATCTGAAAAAAGTCATGGACTCCTTTAACGATGATTTTATTCACGACATCACATTTTGCGCAGGTACTCAGCTAGGCAAAACCAGCGCTGAGCAGAATATGATAGGCTACGCCATCGCACAAGACCCGGGGCCTATGTTGATCGTTTATCCCTCCAAGGAGCTGGCCAAGTTCACCAGCGAAAAGAGACTACAGCCCCTTATCAAGCTAAGCCCTGATTTGCGTAAGCATTTTGACGAAAGAGGGAGCAAGGATTTAGAGCTGACCTTCGACACCATGTACATCGCTTTGACAGGTGCCAACAGCCCCTCAGACCTCTCCAGCCGTCCTGTAAGGTATGTGTTTTTCGATGAAATAGACAAGTTCCCTAAGTGGTCTGGAAGTGAAGCAGGGCCTTTGGATTTGGCAGCAGAGCGCACCAAGACCTTTTACAACTACAAGGTGGTGAAGGTGTCCACGCCTACCCTAAAGACTGGCAACATTTGGCAGGGCTGGGAGGGGGCGGATGTACAGTATAAATTTTTAGTTCCATGCCCTCATTGCGGTGAAATGCAGGAACTTGAATTTAAACAAATCAAATGGCCCGAGGGGGCGGATGAGTCAGAGGTTAGGTCGGCGGCTTATTATGAGTGCAAATATTGTCATGAAATCATAGACGATAGACACAAGCCCCAAATGCTAAGAGGTGGAGAGTGGCAAGGCATAAAAAAGAGTGCTGGGCGGGCGCACAAAGTAGCCTTTCACCTAAATTCTATATATTCCCCTTGGTTGAATTTTGGGGATGTGGCTGCTAAATTTCTAGCCAGCAAAGAAGAGCCGCCACTGCTGATGAATTTTATTAATTCGTGGCTGGCAGAGCCGTGGGAGGATAAGAGCAGCCGGATGCAGTCGGATGTGGTTATGGAAAAAGCATTGCCCTACGACCGCGGCAGAATGCCAGCGGCGGCACAGTTGCTCACTATGGGGGTGGATGTACAGTTAGACCATTTTTGGTACTCCATTAGAGCATGGGGGCCACACATGACTAGCTGGCTGGTGGATTGGGGCCGTCTGGAGACCTGGGCGGATATTGAAACCACTGTGAATCGTAATTATGCAGACATGAACGGAGAAATCCGCAATATAAATCTTTGCTGTATTGATTCAGGTTACAATACCGACGATGTATATACATTTTGCGCCCATAACATGGATGTGATGGTACCCACCAAGGGTGCCAGCAGACCGCTAAAATCCCGCTACAGTGTTTCCGTGCTGGATAAGCAGGCAGGCTTCGGCCTGAGACTCTACGAAATGGACACCAACCAGCTAAAGAATTTTATTGCTTCCCGCATGGCCATCCCACCGGGAGCCAATGGAAGCTGGAACGTGTACCGGGACATTGAGCGGGAGTATGCCGACCAAATCTGCGCAGAGCAAAAGGTGGAAAAGAAGGACAAAAAAGGCCGTGTGGCCGTTGTCTGGGAAAAAATCAGCAGTCACGCGCAGAACCATTTGCTGGACTGCGAGACTAATAACGCCCTTGCGGCGGAAATAATGGGGGTTCGGTATCTGCTGGATCCAGAGGAAGAAGAGAATGAACCTGAGCCAGAGACGGAAAGCGATGACTGGCTGGGGGTTGATGATGATTATATTTGATTTGTGCCCAAATTGGGCACAAGGAAAGGAGGTGAAACAGTTTGGAAAGTTTAGAAACACAATTAGAGCGTGTGCAGATGGCTATTGCAGCCATTGAAAGCGGGGCGCAATCGTATCAGATTGCTAACCGCAAAGTTACCAAGGGAGACTTGGCCACCCTTTATGCCAGAGAAAAGAGCCTAAAGGCAGAAATTGCCAGGGCCAGCGGTGGGGACTTGTACTTCGCTGAGCTGGGGCGCCTATGATTAAGATTTTAGAGCGGGCTATTGCAGCCATTTCCCCACAGTGGGCATGTAATCGGGCATTCTACGCAGAGAACCTGCGAGCATATGAAGCTGGAGAAGTAACCCGCTTCAATGACGGCTGGATGCCTATCAATCAGGACACTGAAAACAGCGACAAAACCCAGAGGGATTTGATAAAAGCCAGGGCTAGGTATCTGGAAGATAATAGTGATATTGCTAATGGTGCCATAGGGGGCATTGTTCGCAATGTGGTGGGCACTGGTATTAAGTTGCAGGCCAGAACTGGGGACGAGACTCTTAACAAGAAGATTGAACAACTCTGGAAAGAGTGGACCCGGGCGGAAAACTGCGACATCACCGAGCAACAGACCTTTGAAGAGCTGCAGTCCATGCTCTTGAAGCGAAAGATTGTAGACGGGGAAATTCTGGTTAAAAAGGTTGTGCGCAGGGGGCGAAAGTTCCCGCTTTGTTTGCAGGTTATCAAAAGTGACTTGCTAAGTTCTGTTATGCTGACAGCTCCTAAAACGAATAATGTTATCCGCTCCGGTGTGGAGCTGGATGATCATTTGAAGCCCTTGGCCTACTGGATAAACAAAAAAAGCCCCGACGGGTATATAGAGTATGACCCTGACAGGGTGCCAGCAAGTCAGATATTGCACCTCTGGCTGCGCAGTAAGCCCGACCAAATACGAGGCATGTCTGATTTGACGCCAATTATTAAGCGCCTGAAGGACACACAGGACTATCTGGAAGCGGAAACCATTGCCGCCAAAATAGCAGCCTGCTTTTCTGTGTTTATCACTACCCAGACGGGGGCGCCTGGCAATGTTGGCAGGGCTACCGTAGCAAAGGACCCAGAGAAAAAGAAGCTGCAAAGCATTCGTCCCGGCATGATTAAGTATTTGGCGCCAGGGGAAAGTGTCTCCACGGCCAATCCATCCCGAAGCATTGCTACCGCCAAGGATTACGTTGCTATTCAGGAACGCTTGGCAGGTGCTGGCTTAGGCTTATCATATGAGCTTATGAGCCGTGATTTTAATAATTCCAGCTTTTCCGCCGCAAGGCAGGGTATGCTGGAGGATCGGAAAACCTTTGAGCCTATCCAGATTTTCATGGCTGAGCATTTATGTATGCCCATCTATCGGGAGTGGCTTGATACTTGCGTACTAGCTGGCCTGATTGATATTCCTGATTACTTCCAGCATAGGGAAGAGTACCAGCAATGTGAATGGGTGACACCGGGGTG